CGATCACATACACAATGCCATTGACCACGCCTGCGCATAACGCATTCCTCGCTGTGGTCAAATTAGCTTTTGTGCTCCACGTGTTACTTGCCGGATCGTAGGCTTCGTTTTTGTTGGAGTTTGCATCGGTTATGCCGCCGATCACATACACAATGCCATTGACCACGCCTGCGCATAAGTAGCTTCTTGCTGTGGTCAAATTAGCTTTTGTGCTCCACGTGTTACTTGCCGGATCGTAGGCTTCGTTTGTGTTGGAGCTTGAAGTTATTGTGCCGCCGATCACATACACAATGCCATTGACCACGCCTGCGCATAAGTAGCGCCTCGCTGTGGTCAAATTAGCTTTTGTGCTCCACGTGTCACTTGCCGGATCGTAGGCTTCGTTTTTGTTGGAGTTTGAAGTTGTTCTGCCGCCGATCACATACACAATGTCATTGACCACGCCTGCGCATAACGCATTCCTCGCTGTGGTCATCGGTTCTCTTGTTGCCCATGTATTATCCGTCAGCGGATCGTTAAAGAACCGGCTTGCCGCGATCGCTGTGTTTGCAGGAGTGAACGCTTTCTTAACCCACAGCCCACTGGTGGCTTCTGGCTCTGCTACCTGACAGTGTATGTTCAGCGTTGCGCCACCGCCGGTTTCAATGTCAAGCACCTTTCCTACCAGATCGGCAAGCGGCTCAGCGTTGTTCGCCGTGACGCCCATCGTAGTTAGGTTGTCGGCAAGATCGTCTTTTGATCCGCTAATACTCAATAGATTCGCTGCAATCGTCGCCATTAGGACAACCCCCCGACGATCAAATCAAGCGCGGCCGATATGTCGCCAAGCCCGGCAAACAGCGTGTTAAAGTTCGCCTCAGTGTCGGTATACCCGCCCGCGAAAGCCGCCTCGTATGCGGTCGTTCCGTCTGTTCCGTTCGTGCCGTTTGTTCCGTCTGCTCCATCCGCTCCGGCAGGGCCAACCAAAGATGTTCCGGCTGGCCATGTTGTCGCTTTTGGGCCGTACAGTGTATGCGTGACCGTATCAATATAGAAATCGCCGTCAACACCCTCTGTTGTCGGAGCGACCGCTCCATATAGGATTGTCTTGCCGTCTGCGCCATCGTCACCGTCTAAACCAGCAGCGCCGGGCGCACCGTCCTCACCGTCAGCACCTGCCGCACCTGTCGCGCCGACCAAAGACGCAAGGAAAGCCGCTTCATCACCCGAACCGCCGTTAGCAATCCAGATGTCATATGCAGACGGACCGTCATCACCAGCAGCGCCGGCAGGCCCCGGATCACCTTGAGGACCTTGCGGGCCAGTAGGACCGGTTTCTCCTTGAGGCCCTTGTGGACCCGGCACGGTTGAATCAGCGCCAGCGGGACCTTGCGGACCGGTTGCCCCGGTCGCACCTTGTGGTCCGGTCGCCCCGGTTGCCCCAGTTTCACCTTGTGGCCCAGCATCGCCCTGAGGTCCAGCCGGACCCGTTGCGCCGATCAGTGACACCAGATAAGCCTCCTCGTCGCCGGTGTTGCCGTTTTCCAGCCACACCTCATAAGCAGACAAACCCCTTGCACCTGCCGCGATTGCAGTGGCCGCGGTTGTTTCGGTTGTCGTGATTGTTACAACTATTTCAGCCATTATGCCGTCACCTCCGGAGTCGTCACGTCGCCGCGCAGTTCAAAGCTGGATGTTTCAATAATCGTCTTGACGCGTCCGGCGGCGGTCCGGTACTCGACATCATAGACATAACTTTTTGATTTGAGCGATTCCGTATCCTCCGGATCAAATTCAAAGACTGCCTTGCCATCTGTAAAAACCGTGACAACCTTTTGCAGAATTTCCGTTCCGTCAACCTTTGTCTTTACCGTCAGCGTTGCCGTGTCGCCCGCGACAAACGGTATCGCTACAGGAGGTGTTGCGTCGGTTGACATCGACACGGTAAATGATTCGGAGTCGCCGCGAACCATGGATAAGTTTGTTCCGTCTATGTCCATCAGTTAGCCTCCTAGAAAATCCCCTCGATCTGCCCGGATAGAAAGCCGTTGAAATCGAGATCCTGCCGTGTGATTACCATGTTCTTGTCACCATGAGATGTTTCTGCGGTGACCATATCAAGCGGTTCCAATAAAGGATTTCCGCGCCAGTCATAAGTCATTTTGATCAGCTTGTTCAGGTTAGCCAAAGTCCATGCGGCCACTGCAGCAGCTCTGACGCGAGTGCAGATATGCGGATTGTCGATTGTGATTTTATTTTCTCTGCTGCCGGCTGCCGATGGATTAACTAGCGTGTAAGTCGACGTCGCTATGTTGTATCTCTTGCCGGACACGGTCACGGTCACCTGTGATCCGTCTCCGGTGATCACTATAACGTAGTAGCCATAGGCGAACGAAAGATCGACAAAACTAACCTCTCCAGCAACTGTTGCCGACAGATCGCCATGATCCCAGCCAATCCAGATTGAAATGGTCTCGGTACCATCAATCGACTCCTTGTGGATTGCAATAACCTCGTCAGTATCGCCCAGTGTTGCAGTGTAGATTTTTACCTCCACGGATCCAACGAGGGATTGCTTGTCAACTGTTGGCAGATTGTATGCATCATCCAGGTCAAGTGTTGAGTCTGGTGATGAAGACGGGCTAATAAACCGAATTACGCCATTGACATCGCAGACGCATATTTTCATTAACCACTGAGCCATGAGCCGTAGTTCATCACGCACGGTCGCTGCAGCCGGTCCGCTGATAAAACTTGCGTCTGTGATCGGGAATGGGGAAACATCATACAGTGTTGACGGGATGCCGGCCCAGTACAGAACGTCGCCAATGTATGATTCAACTGCCGCGTTTGCAGTCCACCCGGCATACTGGGCAAAAGCCGGTATGTCGCCATAGTAGCCGATGGTATCACGGCCAAGCAGCTCAACCTGTTTGTAACCTACTTCTCGCCATTCAGCAAACCAGTATGTTCCTGTCTTTGCCCATTCTCTTGTCGCTTCAGCGATATATACGCCCATTTCGACACTCATCAGAGCACCTACCTGCAGGTATTCGGCAAAGCCGGCAGGCACGAAAGGATCATAGTCGCCCGCCACATTGTCGACGATGACGCGCGCTTCGCCGTTTGGCAGCGCCAGGCATGTGTGGTCAGCTTCCTTCACTGTTTTAAGCTGGTAGAATCCCTCCTCGCCATAGGCCGAATACTCCTGCTGAATCCCGATATACAACCGGATAACCTTCACTCTGGCATAAAGTTCAGACATCTTGGTGAAGGTAATCACGACCTTGTCACAAGGATCCTCGCCTGGATTCATGTAGTCGTCAATAATCACATAGTTTCTTGTGTTTCCGGTGACTGTGATTGTTTGGATGAGCGTTTCGCCGTTATAAAGTTTTACGGTGAAATCCGTCGGAAAGGCTCCATTTGCTCCATCAAAATACAGTGTCAGTCCCGGGCTTGTGAAAGCTGTGGTGAATGTCATCGTGAGAACTGGGATAATCGGAACATACTCAATTCCAAGCGTTAACGCACACATATCAGCATGGTGAACCTTCGACTGGGAGACTACGGAAAGGTCTGCAACGTCATACTTGACAATTGCATGAGTATGCTCACCAACGGCCGCATAGACATAGGCGCCATCCGTCACCATCGCATAAACTGTGCCGCCAAGAGCTGTCAGGACCGACTCTGCAGCTTTGGCCATGGTCGATTTTGTTATTTTCCAAATCTTCTGAGTTGTCGCACCACCGGCGTAGACATATAGACCATAATTGGCCAGAGAGTGAATGATGCCACCATAATCACCTGAGCTACCCGCAGCCGACATATCGGATGTGAGGACCTTATATACAACACGGTTATTTCCGGCTGCGTAGACATGGGTCGCATCACAGGTCAGCGCTAAAATATAACCAGTATAGGCAGACGACTCGCTCGTTTTGCTCATATCGGTCATGTCGTATTGAAATATCTTGCGAGGACCAGCACCACCGGCAAACACGGATGATCCGTCATTGCACAGTGCGTATATGGTTCCGCCATAATCAGCTGATTCGGCCACCTTTGACATATCTGCCGTAAGGATCTGCCAGACTTTTTGTGTAGTGGCGCCTGCGGCATACACATGAGTACCATAGCAGGTTAGCGCCAGGATCTCACCGCCATAATCAGTTGATTCGGCTATCTTGGACATGTCTGCAGGATCGTACTTATAAACTTTCCGTGTCCCGGCCACCGCTGCATAGACATTTGTTCCATCATTGGTCAAGGCGTTGATCTTAGCGGTATACTCAGATGACCAGAGAAAGTCCACCATGTCAGATGAGTTTAGACCCCATATGGATCCTGATTCCGTTCCTCCGGCGAACAAGCAGTTCAGTGGACCGTTCACAACGACCTCCGGCACATAAACGATAGCCTTTAGGTAGTCAGTGATGCCCGTTGCTTCTGAAGTGCTGACAAGTGCCAGGGTAGAAGCGTTGTATTTGACAACCTTGCAGTTATTCCAAAGCGCGGCATACAAATAGGTGTCGTCGGCTGTCATGGCACCGATCATGTCCTCAACTGCATCAGACTGGGTGATCGTGCTTAAGTCGACTGGATTGATTTTGTAGATCTTGTAGTCGGAGTATTTCTGCGCATATAGATACGGAAAAACGAAAACCAGACCACAGGCATGATATTCGATTTCTCTATACTTCGTCAGACTTCCGATATTAAACTGGCAAAGTCTGTATTTGAACGTTCCATCGTCCGCCTGGCCGCTGACGTAAATGTACGCAGGATCGATTGTCATGTAGCTGATCTGGCCAAACAGCTCAGACTCGGCCAGTTTTGCCAGGTTGGCTGCAGCGTATTTGAAAACCTTCCCAAGTCCTGATCCAGAGCCAGGAAGTCCTCCGGCATAGATGAATGATCCATCTGTAACAATAGCCGAAAGTCCTGCGCCGTACACATCCGACTCGGCAACTTTCGTCATGTCAGATATTTGGACTTTCATGACCTTGTTGCCGACACATGCATAGACATAGTCTCCCAAGACAACCATAGCCGTTACGTCAGCGCCAAGATTGGCTGATGTGTCAACAAGAGACATGTCAACGGGGGAGTGCTTGCTGATCGTATGCGCGTTACCGCCGACGAAAACATAAGATCCGTCTGTGGCAAGCGATTTTATGTCCGCTCCGTAAGAATCAGATAAGCCTGTCTCAACCAGGTCAGAGGCGGTCCATTGATGTACCTTATCGTAATCAGCACCGCCCGAGTAGACCGTCGCTGGAAAAGTTACGCCAAACTCGCTGCCTTTACCTGTGATGGTTCCAGCTTCATATCCGATCGTTTCATTTCCTTCGTTGATGATGTTACCAACTACCGATGCAGCCGACTCGCTATTGGTTGTGATTGTCTCAACCGTGTTTTCTGATTCAGCCGCATTGATTATGACCCTTGCTGCAGTCCTCCTGAATGCAGATATGCCGGGCAGGATTGCTGCCTTATAGTCGTCTGATGCCGTCAGCATGATCCTGCCCTCCTGTTATTGCTCAACAATTTCAAACGTGACATTTCGATAAACGGCCGCTCCAGCCATTCGGTGAAAAACCGGAGCGGTCGGCAGTGCGATAAAGTTACCAGTCAAAAAAGCGCTGGTGTCGCTGTCCCAATATGTCACGGCAACCGGCGCTACTGCACCAGCCACGCCCGTTTTAAGAGCTGCGCAGATTGCAGTGTTGTTGGCAGCTGACAACTTGTCATATGACCAGCGGATGTGCTTCCTGTACCGCTGGAACTCACCGATTGTTTTGCCGTTCGCGTTATCCTGCACCCGCATGACCGGCTCCGTCGTGACCGTGTAGCTGTCCATGAGTGGAGCTGGTACCGAGTATGTCCCTATTGTCAGTAATCCCATGTTACGGCCTCGCTTTCACTGGCCAGGCTTTGTTCTGCCGGCTGCCTGCCTGGAGGATCCCGGGCAGGAGGACGTCGCCAACTGTGCGTCCATCCATCGTGACTGTGCCAGGAGCCGGATTGCCAGCTACGGCGAGCAGCTGCCTGAGCAATGCATTGGTTTCGCCCATGTCTGATATAGCCGGCCTTCCTTGCGCGGCCACAGCACGCTCTACGCTGGTCACAGTTGGCGGAGTGATACGCATGGACTGGACGGACGGATCAGTACCAGGCAGCGCTGCTGTTGCCATCTTACGGCCGGTCGATCTGATCAGATCCAGCGTCTTGGCCATGCCGTTTATAAAGCCATGGCCGGTGTTCTGGCCGATCCTGTCGGTCTTTTTTGACGGTGATGCAGTTTCTAGCTCGTTTTCCATGGCTCCGGTCGCGGTCTTGGCCATTCGCTTTGCTTCGGCTTTGATCGACGCCAGAGTGCGATTCATACCCTTAACAAAACCTTTGCCGAAATTCTCACCAACTTCTTCTGCTTTTGCCGGTAGACCAAGCAAATCTTCCATTGCGGCAGCTGCTGCTTCAGCACCTTTTGTACGCCAGAGCACGATGAACTCGTTCAATTTATCATCGCTCATGTTATTTAGGTCTTCTAGAACCGGCTCAAAAGCTGGTCCAAGTGCCTTGAGCTCCTGCATGACATCCTGTGGAACCCGACTTGACAGCTGACGCAATTCACGGCGCCATTCCTGAAAATCTGCGATCTGCTTACGAAGATTTCGCATGATTTCTTTAGCCGTCAGTTTCGTTTTAGTGATTCCCTCATCATCCAGCCCGCCCATGTTGCTCAGGTGCTCAGATTTTGCAGCTTCGTAGTTGTCGGCATATTCCTTGTAGTCTTCCAGACGTTTGTCTAGAAGCTCCTTTGTCCGGCGTGATTCATCTTCGTCAAGCTTTCGCTTTTCTTCTCGATCAAGTTTGACAAGCTTCCAGCCGAAGAGCTCTGCTTCAACAACTATTTCTATGTTCTCGACCATCTGCTCAGCCATCTGAGCGTTTGACTTTTCTGCTTCAATGGTCAGAAGCCTATTTTCTTCAATGCCTTGATTCACCGTATCAAGAGCGATTTTCGATTCACGAAGTTCAGCAAAGTACTCGATGACTGATTGGTTTGTCCACTTTACCTTTCTGGCTTCATTTGCGCGTTCAGTTGCCAAAACGAGTTCATTTGCCAAAATGAGTCCGTCCTGATAAAGCTGTTGTAGACTGTCATTACTTGCTTTCATGAGCATTAACTGCTTATTGGCCTCAATGACATCAAGAACGGCCGATTCCTGCATATTCAATGCTCCGGTCTGCTCATCAATGCTAAGTGTTAGCTCCGGATACATCTCGTTAAGCTGCTTTAATTTTTGTGTCATCAGTACCTTGTCAGCGTTGGACTTTACTTCTTTTTCATTCAGATCAAAAAGTGACTCAGTCAGCTTTTGTGCTGCGCCGGACGAAGCATTGATCGTATTCGTCTGTTCTGTGAACCTTTCCCCGGTTTGTCGTGTAGCTTCAACAAGATCGATTGTCTCTTTTGTAGCATCTCGAGACTTCTGCGTGACAGCTGATATGACACCTACCAGTCCGGCAATTACACCAACAGCGACGCCAGCAACACCAGCCAAGCCAGCTTTGGTGCCAAGAAACGCAGTAAGTCCTCCGGCTTTTCCGATCGCAGCAGAAGCTTTACCTGCAACTCCAGCAATATCGCCGACTGATCTGACCAGTGTTCCAACGGTTACTGTTGCAGGTCCTGCAACAGCAGCAAGTCCTGCAACGACAATAACCAATCGCTGCATAAATGGACTCATATTTGATACTTTTTCCGCCAGGTTAGCGAACCATTTGGTCAAGTCCGCCACCATTGGTACAAGCAAGTCACCGATGACGATAGCTGCGTCTTTGATGCGATTGATCTGGATCTTGAGCTGCGATTCATTTGTCGCATATCGCTTCTCAGCTTCTTCGGTCAGGGCATTGTTCTCTTCCCACGCCTCGTTTGACATGCGGATTGATTCTGCGAGCAGATCCCCTGCATTGGCGGATCGCAGCAGAGCGTCACGCATACGTACCTCAGTGATGCCCATACTGTCAAGCACCACGATTGCGTCCTCTCCGCGCTCTCCCATTGAGCCAAGCCCGGCAACAAATGCCGACAAGGCACCAGCAGCATCCGTCTTAAAAGCGGCGCTAAAGGCCTCTGAGGACATTCCAGCTACTTTGGCAAAATCGTCAAGTGCCTGACCTCCGGTTGCCACCGCCAGCTGCATCTCAACCATGACTTTTGATATGGCAGAACCGCCGGCTTCAGCCTCGATACCGACTGATGAAAGTGCAGCCGCGATGCCAAGAATCTCGGACTCGGACATGCCGATCTGTTCTCCTGCACCGGCAAGGCGAAGAGCCATCGCGGCTATCTCCGCCTCCGTTGTCGCACTGTTGTTGCCAAGCTCGACGATCGCCGATCCAAGCCTGGAGAAGTCCTTCTGGCTCATCTGGGTGATGTTGGCAAACCTGGCCAACGTCTGAGCGCCTTCTGTAGCTGCGAGGTTTGTAGCCTGTCCCAGATCGATCATGACGCGTGTGAAGTCCAGGACATTATCGGTCTTGATACCCAGCTGGCCTGCTGCTTCGGCAACTGCAGCGATCTCGACAGCTGACGCCGGGATCTCTTTTGTCATGTCGCGAATGCCCTGTTTCAGCAAAGCCAGCTCGCCGGCAGTGCCATCAACGGTCTTCGTAACGCCGGCAAAAGCTGTTTCGAAATCGATCGAGAACTTTGTCGCTGCACCGCCAAGCGCAAGCAAAGGAGCGGTGATGGTTGTCGTCATCGACTTGCCAGCCGTGATCATTGACTTTCCGGCTTTGGACCAACGATCAGAAAAGGCCTGCAGTCCTTTACTTGCATTCAACCAAGCATTCTCGTGTTTTTTGACAATAGCGGTGGCATCAACTAACTCCTGCTCCATTTTTTTCAAAGTCGTTTGAGCCTGAATTAGCCTTGTCTCCCATTCTTCGGTAGCCTTTGCGCTCTTTACAGATCCTGCTTTATAGTTTTCATACCCAATTGAAATCTCGTCGATGATTTCTTTCTGTACTTCAATTTTTCCAGTCAGTTCTGTTATGCGAAGAGCGGCGATCTTTGCGGCGTCTCGTACCTTGTCCAGGCCAACGGACGCATTGCGGAATTCTGCTCCGATTCTTTGCATATTCCGGCTGAGCGTGGCCATGCCGGTTGAGAAATCGAGCGTATCCAGCCCAAGCTTTACCCTTAAACTACCAACTTCGTCGGCCATGCCATCACCCCGCTAAAATAGATCATCTGCATACATCAGTTTTTCCTCCGGCTGCTCAACCTGCGACAGAGCGTGAAACTCCCGGAGCGTCATTGCCAGATACTCATCGCGCCTGAATCCCCATTTGATCCTGGCTAGATATTCCAGGACATCGAAATTCAGGCCTTCGCTTCCCCCTCGCTGTCACCGTCGCGGTCGCTGTTGCTGCCGTTGAAGGCGGCAATCATCTTGAGCGTTAGGCCTGTCATGTTGCGCATATCGAGCAGATTCTCGACAATCGCGACAGTCAGTTTCGAGTCCTCATGAATCAGCCCGGCATGAGCGATGTCAACAATCAAGTCCAGATCGTTTTCACTCAGCTCATCAATCGACTGCAACCTGCGGAAAGCTTCCATGACGGAGCCATATTTCTTGGCGAGCAGCTTCATTCCGGCAATCGTGTACTTCAGATGCCGCTCTTTGTCCAGCTTTACCGGCTCGCCTAAATAGTCAAAATTATCAATGTCCATTTGCCCCTCCTGATATGCCAAAGGGGCGAGCCTAAGCCCGCCCCTCTCCGTATAGCATTTGTGTTGTGATTATTAAGCCTGGATGCCGAAGTTGGCGACGCAGGCAGCTGCCAGAGCGTTCCCTGATTTGTCCTTGACTCCGGTCGTTGCGATCGAGATGTAGTCCGCACCAGCTGTGAGATTTTCCGTCGGATTGAACGTGACCACCTCGTGCGCCGCATCGATCGAGAGAGCGCCGGCGACTGCTGTTCCATCGTCCTTCATGACGAAGAAATTTGCGCCAGTGACGCATGACGGCAGGATCGGCTCATCAAATGTCCAGACAACATTGACAGCAGCAGCCTGATTGGCAGCACCATCAACAGGAGCGACGGTGACCGTCGGAGGAGTCGTGTCAGGCGTGATGTCGCCTGATGTGAACCAGTTGGTGCCGGTCGCTGCGAGCCAGGATGTTGCATCCTCATCAGCCACGCGTTTCCGGAGACCGTCTGACAGCCGCTGGATGCCGGTGCCGGTGATGACATCGTTCTGAGGCAGCGTCTTCTCCTTCTTGGTTTCAAACTCGGTGTCGGGCTCGTTGAATTTGACCTTGAGGATTTTGTAATACTTGTAGTGTCCGTTCCTCTTTTTGGACTTGAACATGACACAGAAGTACGGGCGGACATCGCTCGGAGACGGCGATCGGACGCCGGCAACCATCGTCTGGCCAAATACCAGCGCGAGCTCGTCTTCCGTCAGGTCGGTGACATTAATTTCCAGACCGATGTCGCCATCCTCTGTGTAGATGTCGACCGTCTGGTCATCAGCATACTGCGGTTCTGTCGTCGATGAGTGCCGGAGAGACACTTTCATGAGCTTCTTGGACAGCGCAACCGGGGTGTCATACGTCGATGCACCTCCGGCAACGTCAGTCAGTTCCTGGGCAATGGTGAGATTCTCTGCACCAATTCTGGAATTAGCTGCCATGGGTTGTTACCTGCTTTCTGTTTTTATGCCGGAAAAATACCGGTGTATGACATGATTTTGTGTTTTACGACGGGGCCTGCCGGGATCGTGTCGTTCTTGTCCGTCTCGTCTTCGTCCCGGGCATAGTTGCGACCATACCCAAGTGCATGCATGACACGATTGACATGGCCTGCAATGGTCGACAAGCTGGTCGTACCAAAAAGGTGGATGCGAAATGTTACCTCAGACTCGATCTCCTCATCGTCGGCATGAAGCGCCTCTGTGTTGGCGATCTCCTCATAGGTCAGGTAAGGGTAGGTGGGAGCTACCGGGCCAAAATCCGCGGCGCCGTCGAACATCCGCACTTTCGGGATGAGCGCAATAAGCGATGTATCCGTTGACAGAGCTGCAGCGATGGTTGGTTTACCGTTGTACATCAGCCACTCCTCCCATGCGGATTGCGGATCTGCTCGCGAATACGCGCACGCATTGCCTCAAGTGCTTCACTTTTTGATTCCTGAAATGCCGGCTCGACAAATGGCCTCGATCGTTGGAATTTCGTCCCGAATTCAACAAATCGAGCATAATAGGCGCGTTTTTTCTCTGGGCCGATGTCCATACTCATCTCGCCATCCGCCGTCTTGCTGGGCACAGCAACGATGTTGTCGGCGATGTTGCCTTTGCTATAACCTTCTGGGAAATTATGAGCATGCCGTTCGATCGCCCTTTTTACGATACCTGCACCGATCCGGAGCGCGCCGATCTTTGCCCTCCTAACATCGCCGTCGATCGCCTGCAACTTTTCCAACAGGTCATCCATGCCTTCGAGTGTTACTGGCATCAACTCACCCCCTTGGCAGCGATCAGTAACGATCGGTTGCGCTCATCCTCGTTATCCGGGATGCCGACGATCTCATAGTTTGTCGACTTGTAGACGATCCGCTGATGAGCCGTGATACCCTCGACATACTGGACGCGAAAAACTGCGGAAACCTCAGCATTCTGGTTGCTCAATCGGTAGAACTCCCGGCTTGTCTGGCTGAGCTTCTCGGCCCACAGAGACTTCCAATTGACCCACGAGTGGACCGCATTCAGTTCCGCGTCCTGTGTGATGCGCTCGTTCTGGATGGTGATCAGGCAATTCAACCGGCCAGGATTGATTTTTGTCTTGTCCATGGTCACACCATCCTGATACAGTCATCATCCAGTTCGCGGTAGAAGGCATCTGGCAACTGCGATTCCGTATCGAAGTGGCGGAACACAGCACCAAATATGATCGCCATTTTCACGCGATCTGGTACATCCGATGCAGCTGGTCCATAACCACATGTAAACCGGATTACCACACCGGCTCGTTCCGGGATCACTGCAGGCCAGGACTTGCCATATTTCAAGCTGATTGTGCCGCAAGCTCCGGATGGATCGACCAGGAAGTCAGTCAGTGTCATGGTCGTTAGGCTACCGGTGATGTCCGTCACTTGTACCGATACCAGCGTGAGCAGCGGCGGTTTCGGGATCTGGATCGGGCAGGCGGGAAACGAGTCAAAAACCAGCTCCCAGGTCTGAGTGATGTATGCCCGGCCCTGATATTCTTCTGCCGCTTTCCTGGCTGATGCAATGAGCGGCTCAATGGCTTCATCGTCCACGTCGTCCGGCATGCGGCCAAAGAGTCGCACATCGTCGACTGTAACCGGCTCGATCGCCGGCTTGGTTATGAGTTTCAAACGTCCGCTCATGATTCACCTCGAAAAGTTAGGGGCGGCCATTGCTGACCGCCCTCAGTTGAATTAAGCGATTGATGCACCAGGCACCAGCGGCTCATACTCGACAAACAGATCCATGGCACCAGTCGCGGGAGCTCCAGCGCTGAAGATCGTCTGGATGACGCCAGGAGCCAGGATGATCGGCATGTGCTCATTGGCCGCGACGCCAATGCCGGCATCGGTCGTTTTGACCAAAGCTGTCGCCTTGACGCCATCGACCAGGAACAACTGGTTAATGGCTGCGCTGGCTGTGTCGGTTGCTGCGCATAGATCGGTCGCAGCGCCTCCGGTCGGTGTCACCGAGAATTTCAGCGTGTTGGTACCGGCCGCGATGGCTGTTTTGACCAAACCTCCGAGATGCTTGATGACGACCGGACCACCGGAAATGGTAAACTGCGTCGCCGTTCCAGTGAGTGCGGCTGCTGCAAGGGCCTTCTTGACATTTCGTGTTTGCTCAGTTCGGATGTCCTCAAGCCGCTCCAGCACCGAGCCATCACGATTTGCCACGACATTGGTGCTGGCAAAATCATTGTTGTTGTCATCGGCACCAAGCATGCCGACTTCCGGGTAGGTGTTATATCCGTCAGGTATATCCATGGGTGACCTCCTATGCCTCGGCCGGGCTCATGACCAGAGTCGCGACGTCGACAGTGGCCGGTTGGGTGATCGGGAAATGATCGGAGTTATGCAGGATACACAGACCCCAATCGATCTCAACATTTTCCGTGGCTGTGACGATTGTCGGGCGCAGATACCGCTCGCGAGGTTTGATAATCTCGATGGCGAGAATCTGCTCCGAGTCGCTGTCAGCGACTGCGATGGCCGCAGATGCGCCCGCCAGCTCAGCCACATCAGACACGGAGTCATCCGTGCCAGAATAAATCTTCAGCGTGATAGCAGCACCGTCGACAACCGTGCCAAGCTTATAGAGAAACAAGGCTCGATCGAAACCGGCAGTGTCGACGATCTCTCCGACTGTTGTTGCCTTGCCGGCAGCTACGGAGTTCTCGACCGTGACGAGTTTGCACTCTTTGATCATTGACTGCATGGTGTTTCTCCTTCCTTACGCCAGTTTGGCGCGGGCAAACGCGCTGGAGACGATCGGAGCGCCGTCTGTCTCGATGCGGGTGATGTAATCCATCTGGTTTGTCCGGGCATAAAGCTCAGCCAAAACCTGGATTTCCATCGCCAGCGAGTCGACGATCCAGTAGTGCTTCAGGTTGCCGTAGACTGCCAAATACAGGCCGGCCGTGAAGGTGTTCGGCGCGTATTCGGATTCGTTGACGGGATCGCCAATCAGACGGTCAGGCTGTCCAGCAACCAGCGACGGCTGCCAGATGTATGCTCCGCTGGAGTCCTTCAGCTTCATGACCTGCTTGATGGCATCGCGGTGCATGATCCACTCAGCGCCTCTGCGATACTGTTCCTTGACGGACATCTTGCAGTTGATCAGGCCGTCGAATTTCAATTCGGTCTGAGTGTTGCCGGCCGAGACATCTCTGGTCACAGGAATGCCATCGTTTGATGCGGTGAAGACGCCGAGCGGGCACAACACACCGTCTCCGGTCATGTAAGCCGTCTCCTCGTTCTTCGAAAGCTCTTCGGCGATCTCTGCACGGACGATCTGATCGCCGTTCTTGGCATTCCTGAGCAGAGTTTTGCTGACAAGGATTTCGCTGGTGCCCGGCTTCGCCTTGAACTCACGCTTACCGAATGCCAGTGTGGCATCAGCTGACGGAGCCTGGATTTCCGTTCCCCATGCGAACGAGGACATCGCCGCAGTACGAGTGGGGAAGCCGAGGGACTGCGCACCAACCAGCGGCTCGAGGACCTTGGCCTTCCGGCGCATGAAAGTTCCATCAGCCAGATCCTTGATCAAATCGGCGACGAATTTTTCCTCAGCAACCAGATAGCCTGCTTGTGTCGGGCTGGACTGCTGCAGCGCGTTGTAGACGCGGATCGACTCAGCATCACCGATGGTGATGGCACGACGGAAAGCGTCGCTGACCGCATTGATGGCTGGTGTTTGAGGATCAGCCACTTCACCCAGGGCTCGATTGCGAGCAACCTGACGCTCTTCGGCCTTGACCTGATCGCCAAGCGCGTCAAACCTGGCTTCCATGGCTGCCAGCGTTGCGCGGTCATCGACGGTCATTTCGCTGTCGGTGAATTTGTTCAGGAAATCCTGGATCTCGCCGGTGATGTTCGACTGTTTCTGTTTGAGTTCGAGAATTTTACTCATCTTTTCGATCTCCTTATCGATTGATTTTTCTGCGGATGTTACGGATCAGGGCATTTTGATATATGTTTTAGAAACAGGCTGCACCGAAAGCGCCCTGTTTTACTAAACCGTGTGATTGCTTATACTCTTGATATCTTTGTGATGCTTCTTCAGGGGTAGAATATGAACCAAGATAGATTTTGCGTTTACCGTCATTTACTTGAGCGATATAAACATTTCTGTGCCGACTCACACCAATGTAACCTGATTTATTATTGGCATGAGGTTTTATTTGATTATGTGAGTTTTGCCGTCTGGTTACTGCTCGTAAATTTATTCTCGTATTGTCAAGCGTGTTGTGATTAATGTGATCAACAACCAGATCTGAACAATTAACACCAAGAATTATTCGGCTCATCCTCATAGACTGTTCTTTTCGGCCGGGTCGTGATTGGCGAATTTTGCAGTAGCATGCCTTCGTTTTGACATCTCGATGAATGACCCATCGTTCCGAAAAACAATTGATTAAGTCGAAGTCATCTTTGTCAATTATGGCTTCCAATCCGTCACTAAGAGAAACAAGGCATTTATCATCAAGCATTCGATAATTATTCTTCAACACACACCACCTACACCTGCTTTATCTTGGTCGTGATTCTGCGAAACAAGTTTCTTTGTTCTGCCATACGTCTGTAAAGCCCAGCGTCAATTTCGGACCCGTCATTCGGTGGATCGTTTGGTTGTGGCTCCTGGATCCTTTGAGCCAATTGATGGAGCTTGTCTGGCGTAAAGCAGTTACCGACGCGCGAAGCGAGCAGCATCGATGACTGCGGAGCGCTCAGTTCTTCTCCGTCTTTCAGATCGATTTCGTCGATGATGCCTAATGTCAAGGCATCCTGAGCGGTCAGCCATGTCTCGTTGTCCATGTACTGAGCCAACTCCTCGCGGCTTTTCTTGGTTTTCAGCTCATAGGCATTGCGGATTGTCTCATCGCACTGTTTCAACACTTCTGCCGTATGCGCCATTTCACGATGATCACCAGCTGCATAGCTGGACGCATTATGCATCATGATCTGGGCCATAGGCGCTGCAATGACCTTGCTGCAACCAAGCATCAGAAACGAAGACGCGGAAGCCGACAGGCCAAGTACCAGCGCTTGCGAATTGCCTTTGTATGCCCGCAGCTCACCGTACATGGAAGATGCAGCCCAGACATCACCGCCCATGCAGTTGATTCCCAGCTCAATATCCTCTCCGGCAGCCTCGACCAAAAACGCCCGCATTTTCGCGAGCGTCATGTTCGGTATTTTCAGCCAGTCATAAAACCATCTGTCACCATCATCGATGATGTAGCCGTCTACATTGAGTCTCCTCATTGATTACCGCCTTTCTGCGCTCCCTTTGGCTGGTTTGTCATGGCTGTTTTCAGGCTTATCATGTTGCCATTGCACAGATATGCCTCACCGCCGTCCTCGGCCGGGATCAGGTTCATTTCTTCCTTCTCGCGGATTTCGTTTGCGTTCATGATGCCGTTTTGCCTCATCATCGAGAAATAGGCCGTTCTGCTGGTTGTGTCGCCGCGCAGCAAACCGGTCAGGTTGAATTTCGGATACAGAGTGCTGCGCTGCCACGGAAATATCAGATCCCGATTGATGCTTTGCTCTAGTCTGACTGCCATTGGCGAGACGGTTTCCTGCGCAAACTCAATGTTGACCTGTTCCATATTGTTGTATGTCGCCCGGCCGTACTCGAAGACTTTGAACGGCGTGACTCCCATAACCCGGCAAACTTCATAAACCTGTGCTTGCCTGGATTCCAACGCCTGGGCATCGTTTGGGTTGTTTACCAGTTTCTCAAACTTAGCGTTTCCGTTGAGAAACATGATTTTCGACGAGTTATTGATGCCCGCATATGTTTCAGTGAAGTCTGCCTTAAACTGCTTGAAAACAGGTTCTGTGGCAGCCGTATTCAGAGTAACCACGCCTCCGGACTGTGTGCCATTGGCAAAATAATTCTCAGCAAATGCGTTCAGATTTGCAGTAAGTTTGAGAACCTTGGCTGCCAGTGTGATGGGATCGATCGGATTATCGGCATCATTCATACGCGCTCCAGCCGTGTACATCAGGTTTTCAGGATAAATCATCTGCTTAATCTTCCCGTTGTTGTACTCGACATATCGCTCGCCGGTCTCAGCGTTTCGCTTCATCTGGCAATACTTGGATGGCAGATTGTGCAAGGCAACGATATTGCCGTAGATGTCACGGGTGATGTGGGCATAGGCTGCCGGTGTCAACATGAGGTTGTAGACGTACATCGACCAGAAATCATAGGCTGTCGTCTCCGCGTTGGGTAGCGAGTGGAGCAGCTCATATAATCGTAGGTCCTTTGCCTTTTCAGCTCCGTCTGGCGTTGATCGAAACAGTTGCAGAGGAAGAGTTGCTATGTTTTTGGCTACCACGTCCACGCAGCGAATAACAGTTGCTACCTGGATTGCGGTGTCAGTAGTGATAGGCGTTTTATCCGGCACGTTGCCGTATAAAAGTGCTTTGAATCGCTCCCAGCTGGCGTCTGATTCGGCCGAGTTTTTGGCGCGGCGGATCGATATATCGCCCACAAATGGCAGTTTTAACAGCATTTTTAACCTCCTTTATGAGCTTGCTACGCCAAAATACGGCTCTTCTGCTAGTTCCTCGTTCAGTGCAACGACCAGCGCATTGACGACAGCTGCTGCCAGGTCGATCCGCTGAGAGTCGTCTTTATGTTTTTTGCTCAGTTTGATGCATTCGTTGTCTTTGTTTTCCTCGACGGCATTGGCCAGGCACCACAGGAGCAGGTCATTCTGCTCGAAGACGACTGTCTGCTGCATGATCATCTCCCTAAGCCGTTTCGTCGGCTCAGAGAGCGTAACAGCTCCTTGCCGAACCTCCAGGCGAGGATACCCTTTGTTCTCAAGTTTCTGTGTAAAATATTCGGCATTGTATGGATCAAATGCGATTGCAAGGATTTTCCAGCCTTGATCCATTTCCAGGTCCAGCATGTGGTTTTCAACTGCTCCATAATCGACCACATTGCCGGGTGTCAGCGTACAGTATCCTCGACGACTCCACTCGATGTAGTTGACTCGGTCAGTCAGCCGGTGCTGCTCTGCTCGTTCCTCCGGCATGAAACCGTGGGCCGTGATGGCATATTTGTACGGTCCTTCATCCAGGCGAAAAACGTGTGCGTCAGCTGTCAGGTCAATTGTCTTGCTGAGGTCAAGGCCAACATGAGCTGGTCGATCCTTGACCAGCTCGTAGAACTGCTCTTTTGGCATGAAAAGTTTCTCTCGGATCATGTCGATCAGATCAGCTGACAGGTATTTGTTGATTGCAGTCGCCTGCCAAAGGCAGCAGCGCCGCGTGAGGAATTCGAAAATTTTGTCAGCATCGTTTGAGTTATATGCCAGGTCATGTTCTGCCTTGATTGTTGACAGCAGCTCGCGAGAGTAGGCATTGTCATCACGCAAGATCGGGTTAGCCTTTGACCACAAGCTTTCATCGTGCGGATCGTCACCCTCGTCCATCTGGCGAATCATGATAAAATAATCTTCCGCAGCAAACTCGCCGTTGAGGATCCGCATGCAGGTGTCGTATTCGCGCTTGCATGGGTTGTTGACCGCGCTGTCGCCGGCCGTGCTGATGGCGTCCATCAGCGACTGTGACCGCTTACCAAACGAGGACATTTCACGGTCATAAATCAAGCTAGTAGGATGCGCGTGATACTCGTCTAGCGAGACATAGCATGGCGCTCCGGAGTCCTTGTTTTTAGTATCTTTCGACAGCGGGATCATTGCACCGCCCCGAGTGGAATGCTTAACTGGCGGAACCTCCGGAATCTTGCCGGCTCTGTTCTGAAGCCGCTTGAAAATCTCCGGCGAAACCTCGGCCATAGCCCGCGCATCGCCCCACACACGCCTTGCCTGACCTTTGTCGACCGCAGCGCAATGAACCTCCGGCATCGACTCGTAAACGATCAATTCAGGGTGCCCGGGAGGATACATTCCGTCCGCGCACATGTGATAGAGACACTTGGCGCTGTTTTCTGTGGATTTGACATTGCCTCTGGCTCGTATATGAAGCGCTTTGCGAAAACGACGCTTGCCGCTGTCGCGAAAAACCCACCCATAAAGCACTCCATGGTCGAATTTCTGCCAGTCAGCCAGCTCGATCGGCTGGCCTGAAAACGGTCCGCGAACATGCCGGCAGTATTTATACCAGCTGTAAATTCTGTCTGCGCGTGTTTCATCGAAAACATAAGGAAATTCAGGATCACCAATGCGATTAAGGTCGCGTAAATGACGGATACATGCCAGTTTTTCACCCTTCCACGCCGGTATTTCTCCGGATACAACTCGCTCAGCGTAGAGCTGCGTGATGTGTTTGCTCATCCGAACATCGCCCCGCTGTCGTCATGTTTTTCCTCTTTCGGCTTCTTGGTTGTGGTCCTCAGCTGGCTGAGCATGGTCATTCCGCTCTCTTTTTCGATATCAAGCAGCATTTTTCGCTTTGTTTGCAGAATTAAATCACATTTGAGAATCAAATTGTTGATGTCGCTCTTCTTTGAAATGTAGCTGACGAAGTCCATTTCGGAACGATGCTCACTTAGTTCATCAAGATCATTATTCAGACTCTCGCGCTTTGTCTCCAGGTCATAACATTCGGCGATTATGAGGCAGTATCGGTTAATTATTGGCTCCAACATGGCATCGTCTTTCCCAATTGAAGCGAGAAGATTTTTTATTTTGGTGAATCTGGTGTGTGCAACCTTGTTTTCCCTGACCTCGGACCACTCTTGAAGAGCGGATCCGGTAATCAAATCAGCCTCTCTGCGCAATCTTGCCTTTTTTTCGGCGATTGTTCGATGCCCTCTGGCGATATCGATCGGCACAGGCGGTCTGGCCATCAAAATCCCCTCCGAAAAATCATATTTTGGGACATTTTTTCACAAATGAC